GCTCGCAATACTCGCGCTACTGCATACATGACCAGCAATCTTGAATATCAGCCAATGCAATTTGACAATACTCAATTGCAACTTGTTGAATCTCGTAAAGCAATGCAAACAATGATTGCTCAGATGATGAACGTTCCCGCATATTTGCTTGATGCGGAAACGGGCGGGTCTTTAACTTACAACAACGCTGAAGGCCAAAAGCGTTATTTGGTTGATTTTTCATTGCGCAACATCATTACAGTTTTGGAAAATCGCCTGAGCATGGATGACATTACAATAATGGGTCAGCACGTCAGGTTTGACCTTGATGACTTTTTGCGCGGCAATCCAACAGAGCGCGCAGCGTTCTATCGCGATGTAGTGCCGTTAGGAATTCTTACAGTAGATGAAGCAAGAGCAATGGAAGATTTATCACCAGCCCCAAGGAGTACCAATGGAAATTAACTTTTCCCTACCGCGCGAAGTGGAAGCCAATGTTGCCAAGCGCACGATTACTGGCCTCATTGCACCTTATGATGCAGTAGGTCATACCAGCGCCGGTGAAGTCATTTTCAAAGAAGGCGCATTTGGCGATATTCAAGCCAATGCCGTCAAACTTCTCAGTGATCATGAAATCTCCAAACCGATTGGCAAAATGGTCAGCGCTGAATCACGACCAGAAGGAATTTACGCAACATTCAAACTTGGTTCTAGCACACGCGCAACAGATAGTTTAATTGAGGCCAGTGAAGGATTAAAAAATGGCTTGTCAGTTGGTGCGCGCATTACTGATTACGAAACAAACAAGCAGGGTCAAATGATTGTTACTGCTGCATCACTCAAAGAAGTTTCCCTCGTCACTGAACCTGCATTTGCAGAGGCGCGGGTTTTGGAAGTAGCGGCGAGCGCTACACCAGAAGAAGAAGAAAAGGAAACCCCTATGTCTGAACCAATTAAGGAAGAAGTAGTAGAGGCGGCTCCAGCCGTTGAAGCTGCTGCTCCAGAGGTTGAGGCAGCGAAGCCAACAGTTGCGCTTGCCTACACCAAACCACGTCACGGAATCACAACCGCGGCATCCTATTTAGAGCATAAGATCAAGGCTGCTACTGGCAATCAAGATTCAGCACTCTGGGTTGCAGCTGCCGATGACACTTCAAACAACACCGGTTTAACTCTGCCACAGCACATGCAAGAGTTCATCTCCACTTCAATTGATGGCCGACCAACTGTTGATGCAATCAGCACTGCACCACTCATTGACAATGGAATGTCATTTACTATTCCAAAACTTTCCACTGCTCCAACGATTGATGGAACCTCAACTGAGGGCGAAGCACTTGGCGGAACTGAAATGGCATCCAGCTATGTCACTGTTGATGTCAAAAAAGCTGCTGGCCTACAAACAATTTCTTGGGAGCTTTTAGATCGTTCCTCACCATCGTTCTACAATGAGCTTCTTAACGAACTCAATTATGCTTACGCAAAGGCAACAGATCAAGCAGTTGTTAGCGCGTTGATTGCAAATGGAACTCAAGCTGGAACACAGGCTGCAACCATTGCTGGTCTCAAGGCTTACATCGCAGCATCCGTACCAGCAGCGTATTCCGCAGCAGGTCGTTTTGCTCGTAACCTTGTTGTGAACCCTTCATGGTGGGAGACCATCATTTCTGCTGAGGACACCACAAATCGTCCTCTCTTTATTGCAGCACAACCACAAAACAGCCCAGGAGCTGCATCCCCAACATCCCTTACTGGAACCATCATGGGACTCAATCTCTATGTTGATCCTCACATGAGCATCACCACCAAGATTGATGATTCCGCTTTCATTATCGTTCCAGAAGCGCAAACATTCTATGAGAGCGCACGAAAGACTGTTCAGGTTCAAGCACTTGCCAATGGCCAGGTACAGGTTGCTGTATATGGTTACTACGCAATTGCAAACAAGGTTGGCGCTGGCGTTCGCCGTTACAACCTCACCTGAGAATAATCTATAAACCGAGAGAGGTTAGCCCCTTCCTAGCCTCTCTCACCTGACGGGAGAGACAATGGCATTAGTCACAGTGGCACAACTGAAAGCCACCATTGGTACGGGTAGTTTATATCCGGACGCTGAATTGCAATCTGTTTGCGATAGCGCTAATGCCATCGTCTTATCTTTTTTGCCACACAATAGTCAGTTGGTAGTTGCGAAAGAAGCGACAGGAACAACTGGCACGATTTACACACTTGACCCACATTTTCTTGTTGTTGGGCAAACCATTACTGTTGAAAATGTTGGGACGAATTACAACGGATCTTCAACGATTACGGCAGTTACCACTTATTCTATTTCCTTTGTTAATGCTGGATTAACCACGCAAACCAAGCGCACAGTTGTCCCTTATGGAAAAGTTACCGGCCCAGAAAGTTTTGTCTGGGAAGATTATGCAGCCGTCTGCATGGCAGCACTTATGATTGCCGTGGATATTTTTCAGGCCAAATACGCACCTTCTGGTGGCTCTACCGCCATTGATTTTCAGCCTTCACCATACAAAATGGGCATTAGCCTTCTCAGCCGCGTAAAAGGCCTTCTAGCCCCTTATATGGCCACTGGTGGGATGGTTGGATGAGTTGGGTAACCTTACGGCAGGCAGTTGCAACGGCAGTTGCCAATGCAAGCGTATATCAAACTTATAGTTTTCCACCAAACGCGCCTATCGCTAATTCTTGCATTGTCGGCTGGGATGATCCTGCCGTTGAAATTACCAACAACCAAACTGCACTAAGCCCACGCGCTAATTTACGTTTAACTTTTACAGTTCCGGCGATGGACAACCAGGCCGGACTTCAGGCGTTAGAGAACATCATTCAAAGCGCCATTACATTATTAAAAACCAATCGGCCTACCGATACAATTAGAACAGTTTCAGCGCCTCAGCTTTTCACACTGCCATCAGGTGATTTAATGAGCGCTGATGTAACAATCCAAACCATGACCAGTTGGAGTTGAAATGGAATATAAAGTTATTGGCGATTCGCTCATCGCTGGACATGGCAAGGGCGAGATTGTCACCACCGAAGAACTAGAAGGTTCCAATGTGGAATACCTAGTTGCAAACGGGCACATCGAACCAGCAACCAAGAAAGCAAAGGATAAAGAATAATGGCAACATTCCTAGGTAATGGTGCGCAAGTCACAGTTAATTCGGTGGATTTGAGCACTTACGTTTCAAGCGTAACAATCAATCAAGAATTTGATCAATTGGAAGTTACTGCAATGGGTGACACGGGCCACAAGTATATTGCCGGCTTAGAGAACTCATCCATCAGCATTGATTTCAATGCAGATTTTGCTACCAGCAAAGTAAACCAAACTATCAATGGTTCAACAGCTGGAAATGGTCTTGTGGGTGCAACTACCACTGTGACCATTAAACCAGGAGCAGGTGCAACTTCTGCCACAAACCCTCTTTACACTGCAACTGTATTAGTGACCCAGTGGCCGCAGGTTTACAATGTTGGTGAACTTGCCACTGTTTCAGTTACCTGGCCCGTAAATGGAGCAGTCGCAAAGACTATTTCCTAGTAACACAATCGAAGGGAAGAAATGAAACTCAAAATAACTCAATCAGATGGACAGGTTAGTAGCCACGCTATTACTCCAGCTATCGAGGTGCAGTTCGAAAAATACGTTGGCGGGGGATTTGCCAAAGTATTACGCGACCAAGAGAAGCAGGAGCATATCTATTATTTAGCGTGGCTTTGCCTGAAAAAGACTCAAACAGTGAAACCATTTGAGGATGGTTTCCTGGACACCATAGATTTGGTGGAGTTGGACTTAGATGACCCAAATGGCTAACGCGCGACACTAGAACCTACGAAGTAGCAGTGATCGCGCTAGCCACTGGCATAAGCCCAAATGAGTTGTTGGAAATGGATTACTGGATGTATAAGGCGCTCAAAGGAGCCCTAGAAGAAAGGCAAAAAAACAGTGAGCGAGGCAATCAGGTTAGAAGGCGTTAAAGACCTTGAAGCCGCGCTTAAAAGATTTGATGAAAATGCCTATAAAAATCTTAACAAAGCAATTAATAAAGCTGCCGGAAACATCCGCAAGAATGCCAGGAAATTCATTCCCGATGGCGTTCCCATGGGTTTAAGTAATTGGGCTAAACCCGCTACTGGTGCCAAAATGAATGGCATGGCAGGTGGCCGACAATTTCCCCGATGGAATCCAGCAGAAATGCGCCAAGAAATTAAGACAAAAAAACAAAAGTCAGGCCGCACCCGCAATGGGTGGGGACAAACTGTTTATGTTGAACAACAAAGTCCAGTTGGAAATATCTTTGAAAAAGCAGGCGTGGTGATCCTCAACCCACGCGCTCAATATAGTCGTAATCCGAAAGCATCATTGGAATTCAAAGAGAAAATTCAAAACTTCTATTTTGTCCGCAAAGGAACGGGTCGGGCATTAATACGCGCTGGTATTGAAAACGCTGGCGCCGCTAAAAACGAAATCTCACGCGCTCGTTATGAAGCGGAATTAAAACTTCAAGAAGCATTTAATTTAGAGGCGGCTAAACATGGCTAGATTTATTATTACCGGAGAATATAAAGATAAAGCCACAAAAGATGCCCGCAAAGACCTCAAAGGACTTACCAAAGATACGCAGATTTTCGCCAGGGTTGCTCGTTTAGCCTGGACTACTGCTGGCGTTTATGCGGCCCGTTACGCAAAGAACGCTTTGAGAACAAGCATGAGAGCTGCCGCTGATGATGAACGCGCACAGCAAGCATTAAATCAAACGCTTGAAAACTTTGCCGGTGCTTCAGTTCAAGCAACCATTAAAGCCAACGATCAGATTACTGCCATGGAATCAATGTATGGCGTTGCTGATGATTTACTTAGACCTTCACTCGCTCGCTTGGCGCGCAGTACGGGCGATGTAAATAAAGCTTTTGCTGGTCTAGAACTGGCCATGAATATCAGCAAAGCAACTGGTCAATCATTGGAAAAAGTCAGCGCCATTCTTGGTCGTGCTTATGATGGAAACTTAACTGGTTTAACCAAATTGGGCATTGGTATGACTAAGGCCAGCCTAAAGGGTAAAAAGGTTGATGATGTAATTAAAGACCTTACAAGGTCGTTTGATGGATTTGCCAAACGAGAATTAACTACCACCGCAAGCAAATTTGACAAACTTAATGTTGCTGCTGATCACGCAAAAGAAACTATCGGAGTTGCACTCATTGGTGCGCTCACCCAAGTAGGCGGAGCAGCTGGTGACATTGATAAGGCAACCAAAAGCATTGAGGATTTGGGTACTGCAACAGCTGATTTGATTACTGGCTTGACCCAGAAAAAGAATGGTCGCTCCATGCTCGATGATATGTTGTCGGGTTTTGAGCAATTAGCCAAACCTTTTCAATGGGTCATTAAGCGCGTTATACAAAATGCGGCTGAGGAAAGAAAACTTAAAGAAGCTGCTCAGAAAACGAACGAAGCGATCCTTGCTCGGGTCAATTCTTATCGTAGATTGGAATTGGCTCGTTTAGGAGTGTTAAAGGTTGAGGAAGATACAACTGACACTCAAAAGAAAACGCTCGAACAACTCATGGCGGAAGAAGCTGCTCGCAAGGCCGGTTTTAAGATCACTGAGGATATTGACAGCATCCAGACAGTCGCAGCAGCCAAGCGTTTAGAAGAATCTCGCCAATACAAGGCCAGCGTG